TTCACAGTTTATTTTCCACTTGTTAGTTAGGTACCTGAAGTTTGTTAGTGTGGACTGCCATGTACCTAGTATGGTTGCCAGTTCCACCTTCTTAGTGAGTGTTCTTACTGTGTCATCACTCCTCACTACTGCTTCAGTTAGGTTACAGAACTCTCGTGGTCTCAGGATTATCTCTGAACATGGGTTAGTTCCAAAGTCATCTCTCTCTTCTCTCCTGTCTCCTTTAAGTGGATTCTTTATGTCAACATTTAAATTATTAACATGCTTCTTAGCATTGGCACTACTGAATATACCACGTTCACCAGACTTTGAGTTATAGAGTGATTGCCATTCCTTTAGAAAGGTACCCACATCTGGGTTACCGTGATAGTTAGCAGAGTTGTTAGCTAATGCACGTTGGGATTGTCTACCCCACCACTCTCCTGATTTACAGGTACGCATCTGCTCATCACCTACATCACTCAAGGATAAGAGAGCACTCCTTCGTACACCACCCACCACTACAACCTCTGCTGTTTTACACACTAAGTCATGACATTGTAATGTTGTGAGTTTAGTTGAGGTTGCATCTTTAAATGTCCTCACCGTAAACCAGAATAGTTCCTCTAATGGTTCAGGCCCACTTGCTCTACCACCAAATGTTTTCAGAGGTGCCCCTGCTTTCCTAACTCCACTCACATCCCACTTGGGTATTAGTCCAGAGTACAGGAGAGAGATCAGTTCTCGGAATGCCTTTGCCCATCCTAACTTAGAGTCTCTAACAACTATGAGTGAGTCTGTTTCATGTAAGGTTTCAGGTACAAACGGAAGTAAACTAGTGTACTTGTATTCAACTGAGAACCCAACACCAGTACCGTTCATGAGAACGTACAGTAACTCATCAAAGGATCTAGGAGAGTCAATGGGTAGGTATGCACAGTTGTACCCAGCCACGTTCTCTTTATCTAGTGCCTCTCCTGCGGTCATTAAGCACCTCATTGACGGCATAATTTGCAGGGAATATACTGCACTCTTCAGTATACTTTCTAACTTCTTGTCTACTGTGTAACCACAGTTCTCTTTGAGATGTCCTCTGAAGAACCTGAAGTATCTATCGACTGTCTCTTTCCATGTCTCTCTTCTTTTCTTTTCGTAGTCCCAACGTGAGTACCGAGAGAGGTGTATGTATTGCTGGTATTGTGTAGGTAGTTCATCCATGATTCTCTTTCAATCTTTTAATGTTGGCTTGGTCATCGGACTTAGCTAATGGATGTTCTAAACTTTTTTCAACATAACTTCTCCATTGCTCTTTCTGTTTCTGACTCTTCTCTTTCCACAAATTTGGCTCATGAATTACTACCGTAGATGGTGGTTCCCATAAAGTCGGGTACTTATCTATTCCATTGAACTGTTCCTTCTGTAGTATGTATGCCATTCTTGCTTGTAGTATAGCAAACTCCTCATCGAATCCTCTTGCCTTATATGTCTTTCGTACTGCACCCCAACGACTGTCCTCATTCTTGTCTGCTTGTTCCAGTACTCTGTTTGCAGTAACAGCACCAACACCAAGACAACCGGTGTATCCATCTACTTGGTCACCTGATAGTGCTTGCCTAAAGAAGTTCTTCTCCGCAATATCTTCTGATATATCGTAGATAACTTTACCATCAAAGTCCCAATGCTTACCCGGAATTGTGAGTAGGTCTTTGTCTGTTGAAACAATGCATGTGTTCTCTGTATCCTTAGTACACTCTATACCCATGAGATCATCTGCTTCTAACCACTTAGACTGTAGTGTAACATACGCATTTCTTAAGTACTTACGTGCTGGCTTGTAGCACACAGGTTTTCTTATACCTATCCTCTTAGCTTTGTAATCCGGATTAAGTTTCTTCCTAAAGTTATCATGTGAACTGAGAAACACTACTACATCATCTGCATCTGAGTCCTCCTTAAGCTGGCTAATCTCTGAATCAATTAGATTCCTAACTGCCTTGAAGTCACAATGAAGTGTCCATATATCGTCACCCCAATCAACTTCCCTTTCACATGCACAACAGTTTTTATAAACTAGTATGTCACCATCAATTAATAATTTCATTTGTCCCTTTTGTTAGTGTGTTTCAGCCCAGTTAGAACCGAATGTATACTCACCTGTTAGTGGTACCCTCAAGTTAAGAAGGTTACCTGAGTTAGTGATTGCTTCTACTGCAATCTTTCCTACTTCATCTTCAAGTCCTTCACGAACAAGTACTTGTATCTCATCATGAATGAAAGCAACTTGTTGGTAGTCCTTGTCCTCTTTAAATCCTTTCTCCTTCATCAGCCTGTGGAATTCAACCACCCATTTCTTACATATGATTGCTCCTGCTGATTGACATAAGGAATTAAGTGATGAGTGTGTTGATCTTACTGGAACCTTCCTTCCATCAATACCAAATAGGTATCCCTTCTCTGCCTTCTTGAACACCTCTTCTCTTAGTTTCTTAAATGCTGGTACCTTCTTGAAGAATCTGTTCTTTAGTTTCCTACCTTCTCCTTTATCCTTGCCCACAATCTGACCCAACTTCGCTTCTCCGGCACCATATAAAAGACCATAAATAAAAGTCTTAGCTTGATCCCTACTAGGAAGGTCAGCAGCTTTTCGATTAGCTTCGTGTATATCACCACTAACCACAGTCTTAGCATAACTACCACCATCAAAGGAAGCAAGATAATGAGACACAACCCTAATCTCAAGAGAACTAATGTCACATCCAAGAAGACTAAAGCCTTGTGGTGCATAGAATAGTTTCCTGCATTCTGTTCCATATGGTGTCTTGACACTAGGTACCTGACCGATATTAGGATGGGAGTGAGAGCAACGACTTGAAATTGAACCCATTGTATTAACTGATCCGTGAATCTTACCATTCTTTTCATGATGTAACCAAGCATGTTTCCCCTCTGATAATTGAGCTATTAATTTATTCACACCAAATGCTTCTGCCATTAGCTTTGCTTCTGGATAAGGTAGCTTAGATAGTATATTCTCATCCACCTTTGGCTCATTGGTTGGAGTAAACTCTTTAGGCTTCCAGCCTCTTAACTCTGTCAATCTTTTAGCTATGTGTTTACGTGAGTTAGGATTGAAGTCAACAATCTTAACCTTGTTATAGGTACCATTCTTTCTTGAACCCTCATCAACAATCCATGAACCAAAGATTTTCTTTAACTCACCTTGTAACTTGTTTCGTTTCTCTGCTAGTTGTGCATACAATTTAGATGCACCTTCAACATCAAAAGGAAATCCGTTCTCAGTTTGTCGTAAGCATATGGTATGTATGTCATGCTCCAACTGTATTGAACCATCTGGAAACTTAGCACCAAGTAACTTACAGTACAGTTTATAGTTAAGTCCAACATCATTCTCACAGTACTTAACCATCTCATCACTCAACTCTTCAAAGTTTGTGAACTCTCCTTTATCCAAGTTCAACCTCTGACCCCATGACTTGAGAGAGTGTCTACCATACTGGTCTTTGTCTATGGCTTTGTTGTTGAAGTCCCTCTTTGCTCTGTCTGGATAGATTAACCTAGACCAAACCAACGTGTCTCTTATCTTTTGTGTTGGTTCAGGTTCCCATTTGAAAAACCTTTTCAGAACTGGTATGTCAAAGGATATAATGTTGTGACCCACAATCGTGTCAAAATTTTTCAGTAAAAATAGTCCGTCCAATATTTCTTCACCTACAAAAGACCACAACCTATCTTCTTCTATGTCATAGAGTACTAAACAATGTACCTTAGTCAAGTCCTCTAGTAGTCCATCAGTTTCTATATCAAATACACATGTCTTCATCTTCCCCCCCACTTAAATCTTGCACCATTGCAATCATTGAGTCTAAACATAACTGGCAAAACGTAACTGGAATATTACCAAACATACCTGTGACTCCATCACCCACAAACTTAGAGTTCTGTCCACATATGGAGCAACTGTCCGTGTGGAGTGATTCAAATAAATCCATCAGAACACCGTGCTATCACCAGACCAACTCTCGTCCACTTCCTCCTCATCGAAGGGCATCTCATCTTTTGGTACCTCAGTTAGCCTACCTGTTTTACGGTCATAGTCCAGTTCACAAGCCACACCTGTTTCTCCTGTCCATCTGTTTTTAAGTACCCTAACTGTGGTTCGGTCAGGGTCATCACCTTGCTGGTCTCTCTCACACCCAATCACTATATCAGATAGCTGTCCTATGGAAGCGGAACCTCTTAGTTGAGCCATGCTTGTTTGTGCTCCATCCTCGTGACCCTTGTTACCTTGTGGTCTCTTCAGGTGTGACACTAGTATAAGACCACAGTTCACCTCTTCAACCAGACCTCTGAGTTTGGTCATTAGATTGTCAATGGTTCTTCTCTCGTCACCCTCTTCAATACCAGATACCACAATGGATATGTGATCCAGTATTATGAAGCTACATCCACATGCTGTCACCATGTACCGTATCTTATTCAGTAGATTGTCTCCTTCAAGTGAACCCCAATGGTCATACATGTAGATTCTACCTGTGTTCAAGGTATTATCGAAGGCTTCCTTGAAGTCTTTATCCTCGACCTCAACATTACCTAAATGTAATGGCTTGTTTAGGTAGAGTCCCATGAATCCTAGTCCTGTCCTCTTGTTGGATTCCTCTAGTGCAATGTATCCTATTGTTTCCTCTTGGTTCAGCATGTGATTCGCCATCTCTCTACAAACCTGTGACTTACCTATACCTGCACCGGCTGTGATCGTGACTATCTCACCTCTCCTCATACCAAGAGTCTTCTTATTTACACCTTCATATGGGTACTCACATGATGACATGGAATCCTCTGCACTTACTATGTCCCACAGATCTTTACCATTCACGATACCATCTGGTCTATAGACTTTAGCTTGCCAGATACAGTCAATTAACTCTCTTACTCTACCTTTAACTAACATATCATTAGCATCCTTCAAAGGTAACTTTGCTATCTTAGCCTTGCCCGGTGGTAAAACTTGGGCACATTCTCTTGATGCTCTAATACCTGCATCATCACTATCAAAACAAAAGATGACCTCTTCGTACCCATTCAATAGTTCTATGCTCTTACGGATAGCTTTTGAAGCTCCTGCTGACCCATTAGGAACAGAGTACACAGGCCACTTGTTACCTTGAGATTGTGAAACGGATAGTGCATCTATCTCACCTTCACAAACGATGGCCTTCTTCCCTTTACCTGACCATAGGTGCTGACCATATAGACCTGCTTCCTTTATGTCACCTCTGGTGTGGAAGTCTTTGTTACGAAACCTGATTTTCTGTGCTACCCTCTGTCCACTTGCATCTTTGTAATTAGCAATCTGTACTGGTTGTCCTGCAACCTCACCTATACAATAGTCCCACTTCCTACATGTGTCTAAAGAAATACCACGTGCACTCAGGGTTGTTGCTTCACCTTCAACAAAATCCATGTGTTTATCCCCCTTCTTTGTTACTGGTTTCTGTTCTCCTCCTGCTTTCTCTCTGTAATTACAACCAAAACAGAAGGCATGTCCGTCATCATAACGTGCTAAGTTATCTCGTGATCCACACTCAGGACACGGCTCATGTTGTATGAACTCACTCTCTTCGTGTGTGTCTAAGTAGTCCATGTCTTTGTACCATCTTTACTTTCCAATACTACCTTACCAACATAAGAATATCCCACATGATTTAAAAATGAGTGGAAGTTTTCTAATAAATCCTGTAATGAGTTAGCCTCAAAGGATACCTTATTCTTCTTAGTTGTACAGTCTCTCCAATCATCAGTTAATATCTTGGAGTAATCAAGTGCCTCATATGAAAAAGTAAATCGTTCTCTTATCTCATCACCATCTGGTTGTTTGTCAGTCCATTCCATGTTCCCCCTTTATTAGTTAGTCCAAACACCTGATCCACCTACCTTATACTTAAGTAGACCAGCGTTATCCTCGTTTATAGCCCACCACTCCTTCACATCAAAGGATGGACAGTCTGTTTCACTCAGGTCTCTATGACCCACCACTTGTGCATCAGAATACATGTACTTAAGAGTCTTTACTAAAACAAACAAGGACTCCAACTGTTCTTTACTATAGTCAGGTGCCGTAATACCTCTAGTGTTCAACCCTCCTGCCATACATACACTAACTGAATCAGAGTCATGCTCTTTAGTGTGTGCACCTATGTCATTCGGGCCACGGCCTACCTCAATCTGACCACCACGCTTTATGAAGTAATGATAACCAACCTTTAGTAGTCCACGTTTACGATGCCACTCATCAACAGTCCTGATGTTTATGTTTGAGTTAGGTTTTGTGAGAGTGGAGTGGATCACTATGTAGTTAGTCTCTTTTCTTCTTGACATCCTTAGTCCATTCATGAGGTACAATCTCTTCTGAATACAAGAAGTTATGCTTCTTACACCAGCTTGCACATGTTAGTCTGGAACCTTGAACACGACTGTTCACATTAGCAAACACAAATCGTATGTCTAATTCCGGATGTTGTTCTTTGATAGACCTGTGCATCCTTTGTTCTTTGTATCTGAAGTACCCCTTTGCTTCAACTATGACACCATTGGATAGCACAAAGTCAGGTTTATACTTGTGTTCAACGTAGTAAGCAACGGACATTGGCTCATACTCATGTTCGCATTTGCGTTTTGCTAAGTTGTCCGCTATCCGTTGCTCAAGTCCAGATCTAAAAGTCACCAGACTGTTCTCCCTCTTCTTCTTCAAAGGCTTCACCCTCTTCCTTCTGGTTGTTACCCTCATCCACGACTACCTCGTATCCTTCTTCTACTTCAAATACATCATCAGCACTCTCACTTGCAATGTACTCAATCAGCTTCAGGACTTGAACCATTCGTAACCTAAGTTGTACACCAAGAGAAGTACCATGTTCATATGGTGCAATCTCATAAGCTACTCTACCTATACTCCCATTGCCCACCTTAATAGTGGATGGAAGTGGTGCACGATCTGGGCCAACAACCACAGGTCTTTGTGTGAAAGTCTGCCCTGTCTTTGAGTTTGTACCTGATGCCTTGAGTTTGAAGTGGAACTCAGTCCCAACCTCCATACCCTCTTCATCAAGTGACACCTTATAAGGCATGTACTCCTGCCATTTCTTTGCAGACTTCTGCCGACACCTTTCCTTCCACTCATTATGAGCGTTGTCAACAATCTCCTGCATATCTTCAGCATCAGAGCCAGTTAAGAGTACCTTAATATGGAACTGACCTTCAGCCTTATAGGTTGTGTCAGCCACCATAATATGAGGCCACTTGAACTCACCCTTTGGAGTTACTGGATATTTTCCTGCCATATTTTCCTTTCGTGTGTGTTATTGTTTGTGTTGAACCTAGAATGTCCACATTTAGGAGAAGAAGTACTCAGAGTCGAGGACTCCCAGTATATCAAGGTCACCACGTTCAGGTGGTGCCTCAAGTTCTGGTATCACATCTGTTACCTCATCATAAAAATCAGTAAGTACATCTGTCTCCGAATACATGTCCACAAATGACTTACGTATTGCATCTGCCATACGTGGAACATAGTGTGCATGTACTCCATATGAGTCATGCACCACAGAGAAATTATTTATACCTTCCTTTACACACCTGTTAATAGTTAGTGTGAGTGCAGTTGCATCCATACTATGCACAAAGTTAGGTGACACGCCATTGATTGATCTTCGCTTGTCTAAGTTCTCTGTCTCCTCTAGTATAGAGGGTTTAATTAATACATTATCAATATGAGTTGTTATCCTTCGTGGTTTCATGCTCTTGTATATCTGCTGTACCACAAATCCTGATGGTGTCTCCCATATTATGGGTAGGTTCTTCTCTGACATCTTCCTACCTATGTCTTGAAGCCATGTCATTGCTTCTCTTGACTTGATTACTACCTCACCTATTGCTTCCCATACATGCTTACCTACGTATAGTGATGCTTCATAGACATGTTCACCAAAGGGATTCGATGTTGGGTTAGCTAGTATCTTAGCATCTATTGCATCTTCAACGTATGCTCTACAACTGAAGCGTGTACCACCATAGGGTACCACCATAACAGGTCGCTTAGTTATCTTCCTATCTATACCAAAGGATAACCACTCTTTAGAGTAGGGTACCCCATGTTTAGCATCTTCCTCCACCTTCTCCAGTACCACATCTGCCACCATCTGATAGATGTCTTGAGGTACCTTCTCTGGTGTGAGGTTGGTAGCCTTACCACCTATGGTATCTCTGAGCATAGCAGAGAAGTGTTGGAGTCCATTGTTTGATCCGTCTAAACAAACAGGTAGACGAGACATGAATCCATATCCTTTGTCACTAAACTTTGACCACTCCATACACCATGCTAAGAAAGTCCAAGGTTCATCTGCCTTAGTCCACCACCTGTGATTAAGAGGTTCTCTTGCAGAATGTTTAATGTTATCAGTATTTTCTATGGCCCATGCTACCCTGTCCTTGAATGAAACCTTGTCATATCCAAATGAGTTTGCTCCATGTACACCAAAGTAATCCCTTTGTTCCTCATTGTTAATGGGAAACTCATCTGAAAACTGGAGTAAAGACTTAGCATAGTCCGGGCCTTGAGGTGTGAGGAAGGAATTAACTGTGTACTTCCTACCTCTGAAGTCACATTGGTACACAAAGTAAATAGCTTTGTACTGCCTGAACTTTCTTGCCATTGCAAGAGTCCTGACTAGTTGAATACGTTTGCTGGTCATCTTTGCGTTGAGGTCATGAACAGTCATGGCTTTCTTCTTCCACTTGATGAAGATGTCCAACTGTTCTTGTGTCATGTCCTTTTTCTTACCTTGTATTGGACAGGGTAGTACCTTGTAGTCCTCTCTTGGTGGTAAGTTAGCCCATGATTCACCAGTTTCCCAACACCTTCTCATCACATCTAACACAGGTTCATTGACCATCCACTTAGTCCTTTGGAGTGCATTGATTGCACCATATTCCATCGGCATTGAGTGGTTCTTCATCTCCTCTAGGTACTCTCTGTTCCTAGTCTTAATCATTGGTATAGTGTCAATCCTTTTAGTGTGGTACCCTCCATTGAAGGGTGAACTCCAGTCCAGAGGTGGTACTACACATGGATAGAAGTATGGATGAAGACCTTCACCTTCCTTATTAACATTCTCTATCCAGAACAGGGTTGCTTTGTTAGCTTGAAGGTATATGATACGTCTCTTCCTACCAAATTGGACAGTCTTAATCTCCATTAAACCTGTTGTTCTAATGAGTATGTCAATGAGTTTGCTACCTAAGTGTAGTCTCTCTGTCTTACTCCAAGGATTGTGTTCCAGTAGCTCAACCCTACTCATGGTTCTAATGATGTTGTACCTACGATACAGCCTGTTACTGGTACGTGAGGTAACCTTCTTCTTGATCCGTCTGAATATCTTCTTTGACTCTGCACCTTTGTCCCATAAGTCAAACTTAAACTGATCCTCTACTGCACCAGCTAACTTCATGGCAACACGAGTAAACGGACTTCTCTGTGACACTCCATCTAGTGAGTACTTCAAGGTTAAGTATGCACACACTTCTCTATTCATTAGAGCTAGTGTGAGTGCAGAGTTCTGATACTTACCTACTCCACCTGACAATGCTTCATCAAGAAACTCTTTGATTCCCTCTGATACAGAGTCAAGTGCCTCTTTCATTAGAGTGATACCATAGAGAGTGGTTGATTCTCCACTCCCTTTACGTGCTTCTCTTATGTTCTTGTAGTACCTGTCGATACCAAGAGAATTCATTTCCTTTTCGATTCTTTCTTGCTCATCGTTCAGGTTCAATTTAGTACCTCTTTTGGAATGTTTTCAGACAGTACCTCATTAAAGTTCTTCTCAATAAGACCCATTGTTATACTGATGAATACTAGTGCCCTATTGATTGCTTCCTCTGCTGTACAATCCTCATCTCTGAGTGTACCATCTATCATCACGATTGCATTACCCAGAATCTGCTGTGCCTTTCGATCCAACTGTGCAATCTGTTTGTCTGACATGTTATACTCAGTCTTTAAGTCTTCATAATCAAATGTCTTTATGTCACCATCATCTTCCATACGCTACCCTATGTGTGTTATAATATCTTTCCTACACTTTTGTGTACCTTCCTTGAAAGACTTCTCAGTTATGTTACCTGAGTATAGCCAATCGGCTTCATCCATTAGTGTGACTGTAACCTCCATGATAAACTGTGTGTACTTCAGCCACTCAAGTACATCATCTGGAAACTTCTGTTTGTTTAACCTAATGTCTTCCATGAGTGTAGTTGCTTCTACCTTAAGTTCACTCTGGATGTGTCTGAAGTGTCCTCCACTCATACTATCCTCACAATTAAATGTTTTACCTACAGTTAATCTGTTGTACTTATGTTTACTCTTGTGTACATGAGTACCTCTATTAAGAATACCTTTTCCCATAGCTTATTCTCTTTTACTTCGTAAATGTCCATATATTATTTGAGTTGGTATTGAGGTTCGTAAACTGACCAAGCTGTTATGGTCTAAGACTTCCCCTCTGACCTGTATCGCCAAGTCTTTATGATGTGGGTTCCGGATTTATTACGTCAATAACCACTACTCCTAATTCGTGGAGGTGGACTCCAAGTGTTTGCAAACTTTCTACCTAGTTTATTTTCTTTCATGCTCCTCCTAAAAGGGTGTATCCACTTTCCATGCTACACTCTGCACTTCACGTGCATATGTGTCACCATATTCCCATGATCCATAGGTCATAGGTGATTTAACTGCACAAAACCACCTAGCATATGGATTCTCTTTCTCCTTCGATGGCTTCTGCCATTTCTTGAGAACTCTCCACTCCCATGTCCCATCTGGAGACCTCCATATCTCATACGGATTCTCTACTGGTCTGGTTTTATTCATTAAGTTCTTCTCTTTACTCATCGGTTCCCCCTCTATCTGTGAATGGTTCATCATACTTATGGTCGTATCCACCATAGTCTACATCATCACCATGAAATGTAGTTCGTTCTATTCTAAATGGTGTCACATTAGTTAAATTAAACCTGTGTAACACATCTTCCTCATTTATGTCTGGATCAGCTTCTAAACAGTTTGCACATGTCCAATGATCTGTCACATCATCATACACAAACAGAACTGCATCAGAATCCACCAACATATCACAGGAACTACAGTAAAACATTGACATTAGTAATCCTCTTGTTTAATGTTCGCTTCATCAGTTGTGTACTGTATCCTGATGATGCCACCACCTCCACAATACACAACCATTGCAATTATTATTCCAAATACACCAGTTAGTACCCCACCCCAAAATATTGTGAGGTACACCAGTATATCAGGTAATGCTAGAAACCACATCATCTTTCCATGAAGTTCGGACTCATGTCTGTGAATCTTAAGGTTGCATGGTCTGACACGTAATCTCCATTACCTGTGTTCACCTCCACCTTGAAATTGGCAAGGTAATGTGCGTCTTTTACTATCTTGTATAGCATGTTCACCAAATGCTCTTGAGCCATGTCCTCAATGTCCAAATACTCGTCCTTTGAGACACTATAATGACTCAATCTTATAGCATGGTGAACACCTTTCTTTTGTTCACTCATATTCTACCTCTAGTTATTTCCAGATACACATGTGTAATGCTGACACATCATCTGGCGTTTTGAAATGATGTGGATACAGTACTTGTAGGTGCGTACACCAGTTGTTCCACATCTTTGGAGAGCCACCATTTGACTCTATAAGGTCTAAGTATGCCCACGCCTTGATTCTCTTTGTCTTATCTGAGTTTCCACTAGTTTGCAACCAGTTTGGTGTACCCTTAGATGCATCAACTTCAGGTAAATACTTCCTAAAGTTGTGGACATCCATACACCCACTCTTACCAGACACCAGTTGTACCACGAATCCAGACTTAGGTAACCCCAACCCCGGAACTTCCAAGAACAACATCATCAAGTCATGTGCACAAGTAGCCTTTTTAGCACGTAGAATGCTCATCATCCTATTGAACAGGTCTTGCCTATGCTTCCGCACGTAATCAATTCCTGTTCTCTTGTTGCCCCAAATCCAAGATGATTTGACACCACGTTTCCTGAATTCCTTCATCATTCGTGGTAGCATACTGGTCTGTACTCGGATACTTGCGAATACAAACGCAATCACTAATTCCAGATTTTTGGCACTCTGTTGAGCAAACGCACGTACTAAAGGATTGTGCGTGTTATACATTCGCTCTTCCTTTGTTCTAGTTCACAATTACGGAATTCTCAAAGAGAGCATTCGCAAGTTTAACCAATTCACGTGTTTCATGCATACGTTGCATGAAAATGGGTCTGGACTCCCCAAAATCCTGTACGAATACAGGCTTGCCCAGAATGGTACCCATGAATACACCTTTAGCAGT